CGAAGGTAAGAAATACAAAGCTCGGTTTGCTGAAGGTAATGAAACTATCAAGCGTAATTACGTTCAGCTTTTCGTTCTTAATATCGGCCAAGGTAATCAAAACAACATCCGTAACAATATCCAACGTTACGACATGTTGGTCACTAAAGCAGTTGGGGAACTTGTTTGTAATTACCCTAATCGCATATATGCTGAAGTATTAGATCCAGCTTTTCCTGGTGAAGGTATTTCAATCATTTTACAGTGACGGATAAAGGAGGGTTATCCCCTCCTTTATTTTTTTGTCTTCTACCTTTTATTAAACATATATCATTGATAGGATGATGATACTAACCTGGAGTTTTTATGACCGGAGATGATGAATATATCGAAGAGTTAATAACGGCAGTCATTAAAGAAGCTCCTGCTCTTATTAAAACAATTTCAGCAACGACTGAAATATATCGTCGAGCATTGAGTAAAGGTTATAAAGATGTTTGTGGGGTTAAACTCCAACTCGCTGTAAAGAAACGCGTTAACGAATATTATCAAACAAACTTTCCAGAACACCTGGTAAAACGAATCGAAGGATCTATTATGACCGATCAAATGAATGATGCTCATCAGCTATATGAAGACGATGTTCAAAAACAACAAGAACATCTAAAACGTCTTATTGGTTTTATGCCGGTTGGGATGGTTATTTACACCATTGCGTGGAACTATACTTACAGAGGACCTGTAACAATTATTAGAGATAATAATTTGGAAGAGGTGGTTTATAAGTTCACATACAGCGAAGGAAAAGAAACTTATTTCTCGTTGGATTGTATTGAGAGTAGACTCCAAATATCAAAACTCGTCGGTAAGTTAATGGATAAAGAAATGAGAAATACATCCCAAGAAGATAAAATTTTCTTACACAATCATCATCGTTATCTATTCATCGAATCGATTAAAATTAAACAGGAGTAGTGTCGTGGGCGAAGCTAATAAAAGAGCTCCAAAAGAAATACGTATTCAATTAGCCATTGAAAAGAAATTGAAAGATGAAGAAGTCAGGTTAGCTGCCCAAGAACTACGAAAGAAAAAAGAAAGAGAACAAAATCGATTAAATCGTGATAGAGAAATCTTCGTAGAAAATTACCTTGAAGCTAATGTATTAGAGATGAAGCCAAATACATTTTACACAATAGATGCTTTAGGGGAATCGGTTAGTATCTTCAGTGGCTTTCTTGATGATGTTACGAAGTTCAAATGTGTGTTTGGCGATAACCGTGAAAAGATTATTTACCAAATGGAGCAAATGGAAGATGGTACTTACTACGCCAAAGAACTTAAACACATGACAAAAAGTCGTCGTGGAATTGGTATAGTGGGCATGGCACTCCCTATCATTTTAGCAGCAACCGCTTTACGATCGTAGAGGTTAATATGGGTGAAGCAACAAAACTCAAAGGTAAGACAAAAGAACAACGTGCCATATTTGCTCAAGAACGCGATAGAGAACAAATAGAAACACAAAAGAAAAGAGACGATGCGCTTATAAAACAGAAGATGGAATTGGATAAAGTTTGTTTTGCTGATGTTGAAAAAGTAAAACAATGGATTTTAAAGATCCATCCAAAACATCCTGTCAATACTCCTCTGGCTATTGAGAACTGTACACTCAATCGAATCGGTACTGAACGTTATCGTATCTTTGATAGAACCCATCGATGCAGAACTTTCGATCTCGAAAGAAACGGTGATCAATTACTCATCAGCGAAATCATCAATGCGGCCGATGCCGATAACATCGGTTTGATGTCTTTAGTGACAGCAGCTATTGGTGGTGGAATATCTAACAGCGGTCAAAAACCATTAAATCTGAAAACGGCAGTAAATAGTAAAAAGACACCTATAAAGAAAAAGAAATAGCAGAATTTACTACATTTATATGTAGCGATATATTTTGTTAATTCTTTACTGACAACGGATTTTATGTCTCGTTGCAGCCTCGATAACTTATCGTGTAAATCGAGTGACCTTAGCGCGAGATGCACGCGCGAAAGGATGGTGTCTGATACTAAGTGACCTTCTCCCACTTGGCCAGACGAACGGTGTGCTGGTGAGTGTTGCACTTGATGCGACCACTGGAAGTTGTTACTGCCAGAACAGTATGCAGCCTGGAACGATATTGCGAATGGCCTCTTTTTGCCTTATCGTTCTGGAGTGGATATTGCACAATGTAAAAGTCCGAGTTGCTACGAACAATCTGAATGATTCTTTTTCTATAAGAGAAAGTTGTTTCGGTAGTTTAATTAGGACTCCCATTATTTTTTTCTCCTGTGGGGGGAGTTGCGTCCTCATCCGGCCTAACGGCAGTGAGTAGAATTGCCTAATTCTGCTTTGGGTGTTGACGCTAGGCACGATGGTGCTAGATGGCGTGCGGGTTGGTTGGTTCCCGTATTCTGTTATCGTGGTGGGTGGCTAGCACCATCTTTAAAACCCTTGTGGTTTTAGATTGGGCCCTTCGGGGCTCAATTTTTTCGTTTGTGATATTTTATAGAAAAATAGTAAGGATGTTCCCAATGGATGAAGTCATCTTTGATTCGTTAATTTACGATATCACAAACCGTAGATTCAATATTCAATACAGACGATTTACAGGCACCACGTTTATTATGGTGTACACAGAAGGATTGGTTATTTCAGGATTGAAAGATTTCAGAACGATTTCTCGTTCACCAAAAATATCAGATGCTGGACATTTGATTAATCGATTAGTTAATGCGATGTTGGATACAGATCAATCGCTTGGTGTAAGAACCGATCTCATTAAACACCCTACCAACAAAAGACCCATCCGTTTCTTATTACAACAAGACGTTAATGACATTAACATGATCAATGTCATGGGTCCAGATAAGTACGGAAG